TAAAGGTATTAAGGTTCCTTTTAATCTACGTGCTATCATTAGTAGTTTTTATGAATATCTATTGCCAGCTAAAATTGCTGGAGTTGAAGGTAAAAATTTAGCTGCCATACTTATACCAAGAGGGTCTTCTATTGAATTATATGCAAAAATAATACCAAAAGTAGTGCATTTGAAGAAAGTTTTACTTATATCTTTATTGGAGCACAAGGATCTTAATGCTATTATTAATTATTCATGTTTTGCTTCATCTTTTAGTAATTTATTTGGTTACTTATATACTATATACAAAAAAGATCTTAAAGCATCTGTTTTTCCATTAAGAGCTAGCAACGAGTATTTAGATTTGTCGGCTAGTGTTAATGCAGAATCGTATTATGTTGAGGATAAAACTACTTACAGTTTTCTACCTGAAGTGTTAAAATATACTGTAGATAGAGTTGTGATTAGACCTAAACGCAGCTATTATAATGTTAATACTATAGATATTTTGTATGGTAATTATTATATGAAGAATTTATATGCTGTTGTGCAAGGTATATTACGATCTTCCGATTTGTCAGCGAGCATACGACCTGTATTACAGCCGAATTATAGTGAATTGCCAGAATATATTAAACCGAAGACCCATGAGGTAGTTATAAAGTTAGATTCTAGGGGCAGAGAGCAGTGGCGTCGTTTTGTTGAATTAATGTTTAGGAAAGATGGTGCTGAGCCCTATCATTATTTTTATGTAAGTGGGGAAAATAAGGTTTATAAGGTAGATAGGGGTAGGCATTGGACTATTTGGGCATACTCATATATTCATGATGATAATAGTATGATTGAACGGAGAGCAGTAAGATCTAAGTTTATTTTTAATATTAATAATTATAATTCGATAGACGAGGCCGTTCGAGATTTAATAGATCGGGTTTCTGCATATAGAGAATGTGATTTAACAGCTAGTATTTATCCGTTTATTGATAAATTAAGTAGTTTAAAGGCCAGCATAGCTTCACGTGGAAGACCCAAACATAGATGGGCTAGCTATTTAGCAGCAAGTATTAATCAATCAGACTTTAATTTCGTCGATAAGGGGTACACACCTCCAAGTGAATATGATTTTAATTTTAAAAAATAGTTAACAAAATTGAATTTTTGTGTTATAATATAGATAAAAAGTTGAGAGGTGGATTATGGAATTTAAGATTTCTGTGGTAGAATTACAGCAAATTTTTAATAAACTCAATAATATAGTGAGACAGGCAGAAGATAGTGTGGTTGGCATGGTATGTATGGAAGCAAGAGACGCACTTTATTTTAAAGCCACGAACGGTTCAATATCTATAGTTATAAAGTCTGATACAGCTACTATTGTTGAAGAAGGCATCGCATTATTCAAATTTAGAGATTTAAAGGGCTATATTGCTAAATTTAAACCGTTTTTAGAGGTTAGCGGCACTAAGGAGTTTCATTTTTTAATTACTAAATCTGGTCTAGTGAAAGCCAAAACATTTTTTGAGGATGGCAAATATTCCTACCGTAAATTACATTTTGATATTTATAATCCTGCCATGTTTCCAATAATAAAAATTAGCAAACAGGCCGATTTAATTTTAAACAGCAGTATTCTTAAAGATGGCATTATAAAAACACTACACGTAGTTAATCCTAGTGAGATTAGAAAGGCTTTGGCTAGTTTATATATAAAAATTTATAAGGACAAGATAGTTTTTGTTGGTACTGATGGCCTTAGGTTGGCAGAATATATAATACCAGTGCAAACTGATATAGATGAGAGGGTAGCACTGTTTAGTTATGGTTTAGCTAGCGTACTTCGTAGTTTACTTGATTTAGATCGACAAGTATTTATAAAATTTGGTTCTAAATATGCATATTTACAGTTTGATAATATATTTTTATCTGGATCATTAATAATTAATGAAGAATACCCAAATTATAAGGATTTATTGAGTAATGTAAGTAAAATCTATAAATTCCCTAGACTAGCGGTGTATGATACGTTAAAAACTATATCCGACACTTTTGATGCTGAGGACGATAATAGAGTTATTTTTGAATTTTATGAAAATAAAATTAATGTTAAAAATATACGAGTTGAAACTACATATGATTTAGATTATAATATAGATCAACCATTTTCATTTGCTGTTAACGGTAGGCTATTAGAGAGCGTGTTGGAATTTTTTATGTACGATGTTATAGATTTATGTATAAACGATGATTTAAAATTCGTTGTTTTTAAATCTGATGAAGAACACTATATCACATTAGTTTCTACATTGAAAATGATATGAAAACATTTGATATTTTTAGCGGAGAAGATTTTGATAAAAAGCAGTTAGATGAAGCTATGCGTATTGTTGAAGAGCATGGCTATAGAGTAGTGCGCTCTAAAGAAGAGGCCCGCGATCTAGCTATTGAAGCTGGGTATAAGGTGTTAGAGCCTATTATTATTGATGAAAAAATAACGACGTTGAAAGATTTGCGTAAGTTATTTTATAATAGATTATATGAAAAATACCATTTGGATGCAAATACTTACGTTTTTGGTAATTATCAAGTGGATTTAAAGTATTTACGTTTATTAGTAGAGTCTAGAGAAGCAGAGGGATTAAATTATTTTAATGCTATTCAGGAGGCTGCTGCTATTATTAATACTATTTTTGATAATATTGAGGAATTTAATTTTGATAGGATACCAGATATTCGTATTTTAGGTCAAAAGAAGATGGCATGGGTTACTGATAAAGCATTGAGATTAATGAATAGAATAAGTGAACAAAATAGGGCGGTGGAGACTGAAGCTATTTCAGATAACATAGAAGAGCAAATTGAAAAAGAAATAGAGACTTCTACTGATAATTTACAAAAAATATTAAATGGATTAGAGGGGTAATTATGGCTAAAAAGAAAAAATCTAAGGAAAAAGTTAGTACTTTAGAATTAGCAAAAAAAGCAATTATTCAGAAATATGGTAGTGAAGTAATTAGTGAGTTGAAATCTCATGAAGATTTAAAAGTGGAAGTTATACCTACAGGCTGTTTAGCATTGGATTCTGCTTTAGGTATTGGTGGTTTAGCCCGTGGAAGATTGCATGAAATGTATGGCCCAAATAGCAGTGGGAAATCAACGTTGGCTTTAAGTGTATGTATGCAAGCCTTGAAGCAAGGATTAAAGGTAGCATATATCGATGCTGAACATTCATTAGATCCTAAATTAGTTAGAAATATGGGAGCTTCTGTAGGTGTAAATCCAGATTCTATGGATATAGTACAGGCATATACTGGAGATGATAATTTACAAATAGCCGAAATGTTAATGAAGACTGGAGAATTGTCAGTTTTGGTAATAGACAGTGTTTCAGCGCTATTACCTAAAGATATGGCTGAAGGAGAAATTGGGGATAATTATATAGGGTTATTGGCAAGGTTAATGAGTAAAGCATGTGTAAAGCTGACCCCTGTGGCGAATTACACTAATACTTTATTAATTTTTGTAAACCAAATACGACATAATATAGGTAAATGGGGTAACAATGAAGTCCCAACTGGTGGTGAGGCATTGTCATTTTATTCGACCACTCGTATTAAGGTTGACGGCGGCGAAACTGGATCATCACGCATTATATCTGATGAAGGTATAGTTATAGGACATAGATGTAAATTTACTGTTGTTAAGAATAAATTAGCAGCACCTTGGCGCACTGCTAGTATCGATTTAATTTATGGTCAAGGTTATAATTATCTCGGTGAAGTTGTTGATCTAGCTATCCAATTTGGTTTGATAAATCAAAAAGGCGCCTGGTTTGAATATGAGGGTGAAAATATACAAGGTAAAGATAATTTGATTTTTATGATAAAAAATGATGATAAAAAGAGTGAAGTACTCAAAAATGAAGTTATAAAGATGTTGGGATTAAATAAATAGTATGCCTAAAAAACTAACAACTAATTATGTTAAGGACGTATTGGCTAAGGAAGGATATGTGTTGTTAAATGATTATTGTGGTTATTACTCCACTTTGTTTGTTAGATGTCCAGAGGGACACGAGTATATAACTACTTTTGCTAATTGGAGATCTAGTGTAAGGTGTTCTATTTGTACTAAACGCATCAAGTGGACATATGCAGACGTTAAGGAAGCTTTTGAAAGAGAAGGTTATATGTTGTTAACCACTGTTTATAAAAATAATAAGCAAAAATTGTATTTTATTTGTCCTAACGGCCATTATGGTAACATTTTATGGGGTAATTGGCAAAAGGGTCATAGATGTTTTGAGTGTGGTAGATTAAAAGCAGCTAGTAAACAGCGAAAATCTATTGAACATATTGAAAATGAATTTAAAAAAGAGGGCTACGTATTATTAACCAAAGAGTATATTAATAGAAATAGCAAATTAAAATTTAAATGTCCTAACGGGCATTTTTATTATACGACATGGAGAGATTGGGTAAATGGTAAGCGATGCGCGATATGTGCTGGAAATGCTAAGCTTTCTTATGAATATGTTAAAGAAGCATTTATTCGTGAAGGCTATGAGCTATTAAGTAAAGTATATATTAATAGTAGCACGAAACTAAAATATAAGTGTCCCAATGGACATGTAGCTTATATAACATGGGATAAGTGGAAACAAGGTAGGAGATGTCCTATATGCAATAGAATTAACAAGTTTGGTTCAGGGAATCCGATGTGGAGAGGCGGCATATCTTTTGAGCCTTATTGTGATTTGTGGCGTGATAGTGAATTTAAAGAGTTTATAAAATGGCGTGATAGCTATATGTGTAATAACGCTGGGTGTTATAATACTAATGATTTAGTTGTACACCATATAGATTACAATAAAAAGAACTGTAATTTATCTAATTTAATAACATTATGTAGAAGTTGTAATAGTAGAGTTAATAAACATCGTGGATGGTATATGAAATGGTTTAGACGTTTGTTGTCTCTTAAATATGGTTTTAAATATGAGTAAACTAGCTGATAAAACATATGATCTTTTAAGAACTATTTTTCCGTTTTATACAATAGTGCCTGAGTATTATATTTATTATAAAGGTACTAGGCTGTTTTTTGATTTTTTTATAAAAGAACTTAATTTACTTATAGAGGTGCAGGGTAAACAGCACTATTTTTTTGTTAAGCATTTTCATACTGATAAAGAAGGTTTTTTGAAATCTAAATATAGGGATAATTTGAAACAAGAATATTGTCAAGCTAATAACATTCTTTTATTGTATATTCATTCTGAAGACGAATTGAGTAAAGATTATTTATTGAATAGGTTAATGCATCTATTGAAAGAGGTGGGATAAGATATGGTAGATATAATAACTGATAAAAAGAAAGACCCAAGAGATCCTGATATGGAAAAAGATTGTCCAGATTTTGTTCCATTAGATGATGGCACTATAAAGGGGGATTGGAAATATTGTAATTTATCGTTTCAATGTAGGCAAATAGGCATGTTGAGTGATTATGTTGAATTTACAGATGAAAATGGTAATGTAATCGCTAGAGATTATTTATGTACTGGCAAACGTCCTATTTGGGAAGAAAGAAGTGAAGATGAGAAAGCATGTTAAATCACCTTTGAAATGGGCTGGTAGTAAAACCAAGAGTCTGGATTTTATTGTAGGCGCTATATCAGTGAAACCAAAGCGTTTTGTAGAGCCATTCGCAGGTTCAGCTGTAGTTTCTTTTAATATTGAAGCCGATGAATATTTAATAGCTGATATTAATAATGATGTTATTAACTTTTTCAATATATTAAAAGAGTATAGAATGGATTTTATTGAATATTGTAAACAATTGTTTATTGATGGGAATAATAAGGATATTTATTATTATAACAGGAGAATTTTTAATAATTTAGATTTTGATTATTATAGAGCAGCACTTTTTTTATATTTAAACAGGCATTGTTTTAATGGGTTGTGTAGATATAATGCAAGTGGTAAATTTAATGTTCCTTTTGGTAAATATAAAAATATTTATTTTCCAGAGGAAGAAATGCTGTCTTTGTTAAGTAGAATAAACAGATACATTTTTAAATGTCAAAGTTTTGAGGCTACTTTTAATGAATGTAGCAAAAATGATGTTATTTACTGTGATCCTCCATATTTGCCGTTAACAGATACCTCTAATTTTACTGATTATACTAGCGAAGGTTTTACTTTCGAGATGCATGAAAAACTAGTTAAGTTAGCTGAAAAATCATCGTCCTTAGTTTTAATTTCTAATCATTGGATTCCTGGTGTTACTGATATATTATATAAGAATGGAGACGTTAGCAGAAGGAAAATTACTTGTAGGTATATAAGTGCTTATAGCCGTCCAAAAGTTGAAGAAGTGTTAGTTGTGTATGATTAATGGAAAGGAAAAGGAGGTATTATTATGAGTATTCAAGGAAAAATTGCTAATTTAAATGGGCGGGATTTGGAACATCGTGTAGAGGAATTAATTAAAAATTATGATGTAATAAGCTTAACATATAAAGAGTGGATATCTAGTAGATTCGGTGTTGACACAGAATATATCCTATTAAAAAACGTCCCTTATACGACTATATATGGTAGTAGCGGTAGAAGCGAATTTTTGTTGTTGAAAGATGGTTATTCATTAGATAATGGTATTCGAATTGAGTGCCGATCTCAACAAGTAAATGGGTCGGTTGATGAAAAACTCCCCTATCTTTTTGAATCTGCTCTTGCATTTAGGCAGCATAACGTTATTATAGTTTTGGAAGGAGACGGGTTTAAAAGAGGAGCACGGGAATGGTTAAAAGCACGTTGTGCTGCTATTAAGTACAAAAATATCAGAGTATTAACTTTTGAAGAATTTAGACAATGGTTAGAATTTAACTTGAGGTAATAATTATGGACGCTATAAGCACTTATTTAAGTAAACGGGCTGAGGATTTAATGCTATTTAAAATGCCAAAGAATAACATTTTAATGGAAGAAATTTTTAGCTTTAATCCGCAAGCATTGGAACAAATCTCCTCTGCTGATATAAGTAGGTATACTATCGGTCTTGCACAATTTTTAATTTACTTCACTTCTCAAACTAATGCTTCTAAAGTAAAACTTATGCAGAAGAAACACTTGTTGGAAAGAAAATTAAATATGTCTGAGGTTAAAGCTAAAACTAAAGCAGAAAAACTCATCAAATTAGGTGAGATGGATGCTACTGTTAAACGTTTAGTTGAAGATATTGAAATTTTAGAGTATGAACTTAAATTGACAGAAAATTTAGAGAAATATTACGTAGAATTGATAAACGCATTCAAACGAGAGTTGAATAGACGGGAATTTGAATACAAATTAGTTAAAACGGAGAGGCGCATATAAATATGGATGATGTAAAGACTAAATTTAGTTTTAAGCAGAGTTTTTATGAGAGAGCGTTATTATCTTATTGTTTTAAGAGTTTGGATAATTATTATGTTATTTCTATTTTTATTAATGCTAGCGATTTTTTGGATGATGAGCATAAATTAATATGGATGATTTTTGAGGATTTAATAAGGAAAAGGATTAAGCATTTAGATGTGCATTTGGTTATTAATGAAGCTAGGAAAAATAACATACTGAATGATCGCTTGCAAAGTTATATTACTGCGTTAGCCGATATGGATTTGTCAAGCTTGAATTTAAATTTTTGCATCCAAGTAGTATTGAATGCAAGCGCTAAATATAAATTGTATAGCAAACTAACCGAAAATGTCAAGCTGGTTGAAAAAGCAGCAGAAGAAGATGAGCTTAAAGCTGCTGATCTTATTGGTAAAGTTAGTAAAGAATTATTGGATTTGTCTTTGAGTTCAAAGGCTATTAAAGAAGCCAAGGATTTAGCTGACGGCATTGATGAATATTTAGAGGAGCGCCGTCAAAATGAAGTTGAATTTTGTGGCTTACCGACTGGATTTTCTATTTTGGATAAACGTATAGACGGTTTAATACCAGGAACGTTAACAGTGCTATGTGCAAGGCCAAAGCAAGGCAAAAGCACTTTTTTAAGTAATGTAGCAGCTTATGTAGCTTATAATTTAAGAAAACCAGTTTTATATGTTGATACTGAAATGGATTTTAATCAATGGAGAAGTAGAATATTATCAATGCTTTCCAATGTTCCTGAGCGACGGATAACACACGGCGGTTATAGTGATGAAGAATATGATAGATTAAAATTGGCGGCTTCGATAATTAAAAAAGGAAAGCTGTTTCATGAGTTTATGCCAGGATATACATTAGATAAATTAACAGCGTTGTATAATAAATATAAACATATTGAGGATATAGGTCTGGCCATATTTGACTATATTAAAGCTCCAGGACAAGCAGATTTTAGGAATAAGAAAGAATATCAAATATTAGGAGATGTTACAACTGCATTAAAAGATTTAGCTGGAGAACTTGAAATACCGTTTTTATGTGCTAATCAAATTAATAGGCAAAATGATATAGCGGACAGCGATCGAATATTGAGATACTCTGATGTGGTCATGGTTTTTAAACCAAAAACTAAAGAGGAGTTTGATAAAGTCCATCCTTTCGAAAAAGATTATGGTAATTATAAATTGGTTATAACAGATAGCAGGAGAGGGGGAACAACGCCGGAGGAAGGTATTGGGTATTATTTTTTAAAACGCTTGTTGAAAGTTGAGGAGGCATCAAAACAACTTATAGACTATGATAATTACGTTAATAAAGAAAAAGATGAGATTATGTTTAGTGATGAAGATACTAGCATTGAAGAGGTTTTTGAGGAGTCAATAGATGATGGCGAAGACGAAAAAGAGCAGCTATTCTGATGAAGATAGACGTTATAGAATAGAGCGGTTGAAAGAAGCTGTTGATGCAAGAGCATTATTAGAATCGTTAGGCTTTGTTATTTATAAAGAAACTGCTAAGGAAGTAAGAGCTGCTTGTAAAGTACATGGCGGTGATAATAAAACTGCATTTAGAATGAATAAAGCGACTAAAAATTGGGTTTGTTTTTCTCACCATTGTCATGAAGAAATTGGATATGACGTAATTAGTTTAATTATGTACATGTTGGATTTAAACTTTAGAGAAGCCATTGAATATTTAGAAAATATTACTGGGCTAAATGTTAATGATCCTCAACTATTTGCTAAGTATAAAGATGATTTAGATAAAAAGAAATTTATTCAGGAAATTTTTAATAATCAATATATGCCGCCGGCACTGGTTAATGAGGAATATTTAGATAGTTTTAAGAAATTTAGGACTAATTTTTTTGAAAAACCTAAGAATGGTGGATTTCCCAAAGAAGTGTTGGATCACTTTGAAGTTGGCGGTGGGTATGTAGATAAATTTGGATTGCAAAGAGAAGTTATTCCTATTAGAGATGAAAATGGTGTGTTAGTTGCCTATAGCTGTAGAGATATTACTGGACAGGCTGAAGATAACTGTAAATATATACTGACTGAAAATTTTAAAAAGAATGATGTTTTGTACAATTTATATAATGCTAAGATGTATATGGGAAGTGGAAGAGAAATAATTGTAGTAGAAGGATTTAAATCTGTATGGAAGCTATTTATGGCAGGCTATAAAAATGTGGTAGCTTGTATGGGCAGTAGAATTACAGAAGGGCAACAAGCCTTATTATATAAATATGTTAAATGTGTTTATCTTCTTTTTGATGCAGATAAGGCTGGTATAGAAGGTACTATAGATGCATTAGAAAATATGAAGGATAAGATTGACGTTAAACCGATATTTTTACCATATACAGGTAAAGATCCTGCTGATTTATCTATTAATGAACTTAAATTATTATTAGGAGGTATAATTAATGCCTAAGAAAAAAATGAAAAGGGATAAAAGTACAGAGGTTATTGGTACTCCAACAATGTTATTGTTACCTTCTAGAAATTATAAATTTAAAGTATCCAATACACAATATAGTGTACGTTTGCCAAGATGTGGAAAATATAGTGATTTGGATAGTAAATTGTTTAGTGATAAGGATGGAGATTTTGATGTTTTATTGCATGATGATAAATATAATGCGGATGTAGTTCTCTTACCAAATATATCAAAGTTGATGTTTGTGACATCACAATACCCTGATATGAAAGATAATCAGGCATTTGCTCCAGTAGCTTTAATAATTCATGAAGATTATGTAGATGTTGTTGGAAATTTGATTGAAATGATGGAGGTCTAATATGAAATGTCCTAATTGCGGTAGTATAGATTTGTTGGATGTCGGTGATGATGTTTTTAAATGCGATGATTGTGGTTCTGAAGTAAAAATAAGATATTTAGTCTGTAAAAAATGTTTTTGTTCAATACGTTTAAAAAACGATAAGTTTTTTGACATTATAGAATTGGCGCCGGATGCTATCGATTTGTTAAATAATGATTTATCTGAATTAGATGATTATGTAGAGATAGAGGATAATGGAAATAATGAGCATGCATCAATGTCAGATTTAATTGATAATTGTTTGAGGTGCGGTAATCCAGTAATTAGAGAAGGTAATGTTTATATTTGCCCAAACTGCAATTTTAGTTGGGAGACTATATAATGAAAGTTCTTTCTTTAGATGTGTCTTCTGTATCTACTGGCTGGGCTTTGATAAATGAAGATGCTAAATTATTACATTTTGGTACTATATCTATACCGAATTTAGATGTTATGGCAAAATTGTATTGGTTTCATAATTATTTAGAATCTTTGATATTTACTTTAGAGCCAGATATAATATTAGTAGAAGAGACATATTTAAAGAACGTTAAAACATTAAAAACCCTATCACAATTTATAGGGATGGTAAATTTTTTAGTGTTTAAGCACCATAAACCCGCTGTCTATTTGAATCCTAATGCTGTTAGAGCATTTTTTAAATTACGAACTAAAGCAGATGTTTTTGATTTTGTGAAGAATAAGTATAAGAGTAAGTTGAAAGAATTAACATTTAATAATGGCAATGATATAACAGACGCTATACTACAAGCGTTATACTATATTGAAAATAATTGAGGTGATAAGATGAATGATATAATAATGGTTTCTGCCACTAGGCTGTCAATGTTTTTGCAATGCAAATGGAAATATTGGTGTAATTATGTTTTAAAACTGCCAAGAAAACCTAATTTGTCATTTAAATTAGGGTTAGCCGTGCATGGCGCATTATTTCTAGCTGGTCAAATATGGCAGAAGCAAGAAAAATTTACTGCTGAGGATATAAAAAGAATACGTGAAGAATACAGCAGTATAGCTGCTAAAGAAGGTATTGAAGATCCTGTCATTTACAAAGATGGTATGGACATGGTAATGGAGAGATTGAAAAACTTTGTAAATGGTAAAATAATAGCAGTTGAAGAAAGATTTAGAGTGACGACAGATACTGGTGTTATATTAATAGGAGCAATGGATAAAATTGAGGAAATTAATAATGACACACTTTTAGTGACTGATTATAAGACATCTAAGTATTTTGAAACTCAGGATGAATTAAAATCTGATATACAGTTATCAATTTATGATTTAGTGGCTTCTATTAAGTACCCAAAATATAAACGTATTGTTTTATCATTGGATTATTTACGTGGAGATCCTGTTTATACATACAGAACTGTTGAGGAAAGGCAAAGTTTTTTAGAGTATGTTACTGTGATTTATAATGAAATGTTGAAGTTGGAGAAAGAAGACGCTAAACCTACATTAAATGATATGTGTAATTGGTGTGATTTTACAGAAAATTGCACGGCTTATCAAGAAGCTGTAGGCGGTAAGGTTTTTATTAAAAGAAAGCCAGAAGATTATAGTGATGAAGATTTAATTAAAGAATATCTTGATATACAAAGCAAAAAGCGAATTATAGATAAAAGAGAACGAGAGCTTAAGAACTATATTTTACGTAAGATAGAGTCTACACAGAAAAATTTAATAGCTAATGGAAAAGAGCTTTATCCAAGACAGCGTTTATCTACGGTGTATGATCCTAAATTGGTTTATGAGAATGTACCTCTTCAGGATTTTTTAAGAATGATATCTATCTCTAAAAAAGAAGCTGATAAATATTTTGAGAAAAATCCAGCGGCAAAAGTTATTGTACAAGAGAATGCTAGAAAATCTTATACTTCACCGTTTATAGGAGTTAAAAATTTAAAAAAATCAAAATAATATTAAGGTGGATTTATTATGAGTTATCAAAAAATGGTTATGAGAGATATATTTATTAATAATAGCAAAAATTTATTTGATAATAATGTTAAGGTTTTGTTAAATGAGTTAAAATCTTATACTGATTTAGAAATTACGTCTGGTCCTATAGGAGAATTAGATATAGTTTGTTTGATAAATGATGTATTATATGTCTTTAGTCTGTATAAATTTAATTTAATTTATGAAGATGAATTGCGTAAAAGGGTGATTAGACCTAGATTATATATGCGTGATAAACTATTAGCGTTGCAGTCAGAAGGCATCTCACTGGTCCAGTTTTTTGAAGACGAGATTATGTATAAATTACCAATTGTTTTATCCGTAATAAAAAATAAGCTTAACTTATCTAAACGGTTATGTGGCGCAAGAGAATGTACAATCTCTCCAATTGGCACACAACTTGCTAATAGATTTTTAGATGATAATCATATACATGGTAGGAATTATGGAAAAAAGTTTGATTTAGGGGCTTTTTATAATGGTCGTTTGGTTGGTGTAATGTCATTTCGTCAAGGAAATTTATCTAGAAACAGTCACGCCCTTGAAATGGACAGGTTTTGTTCGTTACTGAATAATAACATACCTGGATTGGCTAGTAAGATGTTCTTAAATTTTGTTAGATATTATGCTGATAGAGATATTACTACTTATGCTGATTTAAGATTTACTACGGGAAATGTGTATAGTAAATTGGGATTTGAATTTGTTAAAATGACACAAACTAATTATTTTTATGTTATTAATGATAAACGAACTCATAGGTTTTCATTTCGTAAATCTGTATTATCTAAGAAATTAGATAAATTTGATCCAAATAAAACTGAATATGAAAACATGTTAGAAAATGGTATAGATAGAGTTTGGGATTGTGGGCATAAAAAATTCATATGGAAACATGGGCCGCAAATATAGTTTTGAGTATGTGAAAAATATAATAGAATTGGAAGGTTATAGGTTAATATCAAAAAATTATGTTGGCGCTTATGGAAAATTAAAAATTGAATGTGCTAATAAACATGTTTTTGAATTAACTTTTAATAGCTGGAAGAAGGGGCGTAGATGCCCATTTTGTTCATATAAAGTACATTATGATGATGTTAAACGCCTGTTTGAAAAAGAAGGTTATGTATTGTTAATTGATGCAAAACAATATAAAAATACTAAACAAAAATTAAAATGTGAATGTCCAAGTGGACATATATTAGAAATTTCTTATCAATCTTTTAAGCGCGGTACTAGATGTAGGAAATGTTATTTTAACAAAAAACGTATATCTAAAGAAATATTATTAGAGCTTTTACATTCTATGAATCTTGTGTTATTATATTATAAAGGACCATTTAAAGGCGCAGATTCTAAAATTGTTGTAAAATGTAAGAACGGCCATATTTTTACCACATATTATTCTAAATTGAAAGCTGGCCATGGTTGCAAACAGTGTCATTATATTAAATTATCGAATAAATATAAATTAAATTACGCTTATATAAGACAACATATAGAAAAAGAAAATTATAAGTTGATAAGCTCTGAATATAATAACGCATTTACTAAATTAAAGTTAGAGTGCCCAAATGGACATACATATTTTGTGAGATGGAATGATTGGCAGCAAGGTTGTAGATGCCCAAGATGCGGCGTAAATATTTCATCAGGCGAACAAGAAATTATAGACTTGTTAAACGAATATAATATAAAATATAAATTACACGACAGGGAATTGATATACCCCTTAGAATTAGATGTTGTTATTCCTGATTGTGAATTAGCGATTGAATATTGTGGTTTATATTGGCATTCTGATAAATTTGTAGATTATGACTATCACAAAATTAAGTTGGATAGATGTAATGAAGTTGGATATAGACTATTAACTATTTTTTCTGATGACCTTGAATTATATAAAAATGACGTCAAAAGATTTATTTTAGATAGTTGTGGTATTAAGGTAGATAATCTACGTGATATAGAAACGCACGAGATAGACTATATGGAATATCTGATTGATTTATATGATCGATATATTGATTATAGTTCTATTAAGCATTTTATTAATAGGTTTAAAAATTATTATAAGTTAATACTTTGCATGGACAATAGAATATATGACGTTAATTTTTTTAAGGGTTTAGGATTTAAAGTAAAATACACATTAGAACCTCAGAAATGGCATGTTACGGATAAAAATGTAAGGACTAAAATTAACGGTAGGTACGGAATTTATGATTGCGGTATAACTATAGTTGAGAAGGTCAACAGAGTGTCATTAGACTATGTTAAACATTCTTTTGAGTTAGAAGGGTATGAATTAATAGGCAGCGAAAAAGTTAATGGACGTACCAAGTATAAATATAGATGTCCTAATGGCCATGAGCATAGTATTTCATGGACTAATTGGAAAAAAGGTGCTAGGTGTTATTATTGTTCAAGAAATGTTCCAGTGTCAATTGAGTTTATACGAAATGAAATGGCTAAAGAGGGATATATATTATTATCTGATAAGTACATAAACCGTAAATTTAAATTAGATGTGTTATGTCCTAACGGACATTTCTTTAGAATAGGGTGGAATGCTTGGTCGGCTGGTAAACATAGATGTAAATATTGTAATGGCGGAGCCAGATATTCATATGACTATATTAAAAACGCATTTGAGAAAGAAGGTTATAAGCTATTAACTAAAAAGTATATTAATAACAAACAAAAACTAGTATTTATTTGTCCTAATGGGCATAAATATTATATAACTTGGTCGAATTGGAAATTAGGGTATAGATGTGCTAAATGTGCCAATAATATTAAAAAGACTATATATGAAGTTAAGCAAAGTTTTGAAAACGAAGGTTATTATTTATTGACTACTGAATATAAAAATAATAAACAAAAATTAAAATGTATTTGTCCAAATGATCATATTTGGGAAGTTAGTTGGTCTGACTGGGTACAAGGTTATCGATGTAGATACTGTTATTATGATAATATTACTGGTGAAGGAAATGTTAATTGGGAAGGGGGCGTGTCTAGAGATGAATATTGTAAAGAATGGTATATAAAAGGGTTTAAAGAAGCAATTAAAAAGAGGGATGGTTATAGGTGTTTAAATCCATTATGTGATCGAATTGATCAAGATGATTTAACTGTACATCATATCGATTATGATAAAAAGAATTGTGAACCAACTAATTTAATAACGCTATGTAGACGTTGTAATATTAAAGCTAATTCAGATAGGAAATGGTTTAAGGATTATTATGATACATTATTAAAAATAAGATTACGGAGGTTTGATAATGGCTAAAAGGAAAAGTAGAAAAGGAGTAGTTGTTAAGCAGGGAAAGCAGGCAAAGAAGAAAATTAAGGTTTTAGGATACTGCGATAGTCCTACGTGTGCGACTGGGTTTGCTACAGTGAGTCGTAATATTTTTGAAGGGTTGTATAGGACTGGTAGATTTGATATTGAGATTCTGGGGATTAATTATTGGGGCGATCCGCATGATTTTCCTTATAGAATATGGCCTACTGGGACAAATAATCAAAAAGATCCGTATGGAAGGCAGAAAGTTTTAAATATGATCCCATTAATGGATTTCGATTTATTGTTCTTTTTACAAGATAGCTTTATTTTAAATTTTGTGCCCATGTTATTAGAATATTTAAAGAATAATAGAACTAAACCATTTAGATCTATTTGTTATTATCCAGTAGATTCTATTATTAAAGATGAATGGGCGGCTAATATAAAGAATGTCGATTATTTAGTTGCATACTCTGAGTTTGGGAAACAAGAAACTCTAAAAAGAATTGACAGAGATATATTGGTTATACCACACGGTGTTAATACAAGAGAGTTTCATCCTTTGCCAAAAGAAGAGGTTATGAATTTTAGGAAACAATATTTTGGTCCATTAGCTGATAAATTTATTATTACGAATGTGAATAGGAATCAACAACGTAAGGATATACCAAGAACAATTGCCGTTCTTGAAGAGTTTAGAAAATATGTGCCTGATTCACTGCTTTACTGTCATATGGCTATTAAAGATCAAGGCTGGGACTTAGCTGAAGTATGTAAAACTTTTGGTTTTGATACGTCTAAAGACGTTATTTTCCCTAAAAATTTTGGTCCTAATCAAGGCTATCCACGAGAAGTTTTGAATTTAATTTATAATGCTAGCGATGTTGTTATAAGCACTACCCATGGCGAGGGCATGGGCTTAGCGTGGCTCGAATCCTTAGCAACTAAAACACCTATATTAATGCCTAATAATACAGTTATGCCAGAATTTATAACAGAAGATATAGGGTGGCTAGCTAAAAGTGGTTCTAATCCATCACTATGGACTACTATTCAGTTTGATAATGAAGTAAGGCGTCCCATGGTAGATGTTGAAGATATGGTAGAAAAATTATTGGAAATTTATAATAATCCTGAAGAAGCTAAACGTAGAGCTGAAAATGGTTATAAATGGGTAACTACAAAAATGGATTGGCAAAAACATATAGTACCACAATGGGTAAAATTATTTGATAAAGCATATACTGATATGTTATTAGATGTAAATAGGCAAGAGAGGGGTATGTCAGATACTATAGATAGTTCGGCTAAGGTAATCGATACGGAGGAATTTTGATGAAACTTAAAGGTATAAAATATATAGGGCCAGTTTTTGATATATCTGGCTACGCACAAGCTGCAAGGGATTATATTATAGCATTACATAGAAAAGGCATACCAATTACTGTTACACCTGTAACTTTTGAAGGAAATAAAGCTGATTGTGGGGAAAAAGGTAGAATAATAGAGTCTCTTGTTAATAAATCTATAGATTATAATGTAGTAATTACGCATTTGACTGTTGAA